GGCTGGATCAGCTTGCTCCTCCGTCTTCCTTTCCGGCTCAGTACTTGCAGCTCGGCTTGGGGTTGGAGGAGATGGGGGTGGAAGTGTAGGAGGTCCTTCTGGACTAGGCTCCTCCGGGGGGGGTGTGCTTTCCGCTGGCTCGGGCTCAGGCTCCTCATCCTTCGGAGGGAGACTTAAGCCAAGGTCCTCCAAGTCGGACTGCCTTTCGACAATCTTCGGGATGCCCTTGCCGTCGAAGTGCCAGCGGAATCTGCAGATCATCGGTGGGAACACCGTGTTGGTGTCTTCTGCTACGGCTTCACCATCGCAGATGTCTGCATCAAGCTTTCGGCCCCTCGAGTCCACGTCGATCTTATTCCGCTCAGCGAATCCAGCTTTCTTGAGCTTGTCTTCGGACCAGCAGATCGGAATTGTGGAGATGACATCAAGCAGGGTCCCCAGGCTGTTGTCCTTTTCCGCCTTGCGGATGGAAATGGCTTTCCAAACCTTGAAGCGGTGCCAATCAAACCCAGGGAGTTCCTCCTCAAATTTCTCCATAACGTAGTCTTGTGTAGTGGAACTAAAGCGGGTGGAAAAAGTATCCCAGTAGTGGAGTTCTATCTTGTCCGTGATGAGGTGGTTGAAGCGGTAGAAAACTTCCGAGAGCATCTTTCCGAATATGCATCCGGCAGAGTTCTGGATATAAGAGTCCAGCTTCCTGAGAAGCATGATCGCTTTCGCTTGGTCCGTCTTTTCTACACTTCCCCCATCTATCGGGTAAGGGACAACTGTCAGCTTTCCGAGAGCCCTCTTCGGGCAGGCAACAGAGCTGACGTCTCCGGTCCAGGAGTCAGGGCTCCACCAACGGCTCAAGAATGTAAACGCTACGCCTCGTGGAAACTCATCTACAGTGAGTGATCCACCGAAGTCGCTTACAACAGCGGCAATGTTCTCGCTAAACTGGGGCCAGACTAATTCAAGCAAGCCTCGCTTGGTGGTGAGACCATCATCGCCAGCGTAGAGGCCTAAGAGAGCCCACGCTTCCGTTGGGGTGAAGTACTCTCCGTCTGGTTTCCGGGTCAGGCGGAGAGCAAAGTATGCTTCACGTGCACTTTTGCTCGTGTTCGCATTTGAGGTTCGGATCGATCCAGACCGTCGCGCAAAGACGTTGTCGAATCCGAAAGAGAAAAGTTTCCTCCAGCCGCACGAGAAGTATGACGGTGTACCGTACAGCACGCCAATGTGTTTTTCCACATGGTCATGGTATTCCTCTCGGAAGAACAATTGCCTTTCGCAAATGTCAAATTCAACATCCATTTCTGACTGCCTTCCGTCCATTCTAGAATAATCATTGGACAGGAGAGCAGAAGCATTGCGCAGGACGTTGCCGAGTTTCTCTTCTATGGCGGAGGGTTCCCCAAAACCGTACCAGGACTGAGCCTTATACACCTCGGACATGGCGTATTCGTAAGGCGACTGTTCTGCCTTGACTTCAGGTGGGACGGTATGGATATTCCGAGCATCATTGACTGACGGGTAAGCTTCCGCTTTCATGAAGCATTTGCATGCCAATTTCCAGATCTTCTGGATCTGGTCTATCGGCAGGGACCAGTCTATACCAAAGTTCCACGCGAGGAGAAGTATTCTTCTCTGCGATGGTCGTTTCTGTCGCTCATAGACTTCCTGTTCATCTACGGGCACGCCAGTATGTCTCAGGCGCTCTGGTATTAGGAGCTCGCAATATTCCTGGTGTAACTCCCGGTACCGGATGAGTTTGCTTGCCGGCACGGGGTTCTTGGGGTGGGTGACTTCTGTCAACCTTTTGTGCACGCCATTTATGGCCT